CATAAATCCAAACGGAATGTACACGGGAGGTAATGTGGGAGCAGCGCCAGTTGCTCCTGCCTCATCAGTTCCCGACTTAAATATGGCAACTGCGACAGCGGCTGCCCCCGGATTGTTCAATTACTTAGGCAATACAGTTAATGCTTTCGGCAATCAAACGACGCCCACTGCTACTGGAGTAGCAACTCCTGTTGCTGGCTCTGCAACGCTAGGGGGCGTCCCTACTACGCCGCAACCAGCAGGCGGTCAGCCAACAACAGACGGCATGGTGTATACCGGAGGCACTCCTAATTTCGACGAATCAACTGGAACCTATACTGACGGCAGGACTACAACTGGGGGCGCGGCCCCGTCTGGCCCTGAAGCATTGTTCAATAATACGCTGGCAACCATAGAAGCCACGACAAACCCAACACCTGTAACGGAAACGCCACAGCCTCGTTTCAACCTAGTACAGTCATCAGCTGATGCAATCCAAAATGCAACTCAAGGCACTCAAGGGCTGTTAGGGTTTAGTGCAGACCAAATTTCCTCGGGGGCCGCAGGATCACAAGGTTATGACGCAGTTGCTACTAGCGCAGAACAAGCCGCCTCACAGGGCTACGGCGCAAACACGGTAGGCAGTCAAGGTTATGGCATAGAGCGCGCAGGCAGTAGGGGGTACGATGCGCGAGAGGTCGGTTCTCAAGGCTATACGGCTTCTGAAGCTGGCTCACAAGGTTATGACGCGATAGCGAATGCGGCGGCGGAAAGGGCGCGGTCACAAGGCTATGGTGCAGAAAGAATTGCTGGTGTGGGTCCGGTTAGGGCAGAGCGCATACAAGGTGTAGACCCAATAGTCGCAGAGCGCGCTAGATCAGGACAAATCGCCGACACTGACCTATCGCGTTATACCAACCCGTTTGAAAACCAAGTAGTACAGCAGTCGCTGTCTGATTTAGAACGCGCACGACAAATACAGCAAAACGTGCAGGGCGCACAGGCTCAGGCCGCAGGCGCTTTCGGTGGGTCACGGCAAGCAATCGCGGAAGCAGAGACTAATCGAGCATTTGCTGAACAGGCGGCGCGCACTGCGTCAGGGTTACGGCAAGCAGGCTTTACGCAGGCACAACAGGCGGCACAGTCAGACATAGCCTCTAGGCTCCAAGCTGATCTAGCAAATCAGCGTTCAGCGTTGCAGGCTGGAACTACGACCGCGCAGTTAGGCCAGCAGGCGCAGATAGCAAACCAGACAGCCGGGCTACAAGCAGACACAACGACGGCGCAACTAGGTCAGCAAGCGCAAGCCTTGAATCAAGCGGCGGCTAACCAAGCGGCGCAATTCACAGCTGGGGCAGCTAACCAAGCCTCGCTGCAAAATGCGCAATTAGGGACGCAAGCAATACTTGCTAATCAGGCGGCGAGAAACCGAGCGGCAGAATTCACTTCACAAGCGGCTAATACAGCCGCGCTACAAAATGCGGCGGCACGTAATGCGGCGATGCAATTTGGTGCAGATGCGGCCAACAGAGCGCAACTGGCGAATCAAGCGGCGGTCAATCAGGCGGCTCAGTTCGGCGCTCAAGCGTCAAATGTCGCAAACCTACAGAATGCGGCTGCTCAGAATCAGGCGTCACAATTTGGTGCGCAGGCCGCTAATACCGCAGGGCTTGCAAATCAAGCCGCTCTCAACCAAGCGGCTCAGTTTGGTGCGCAAGCGGCTAATGTCGCGGCTTTACAAAATGCTCAACTGGGTACGCAAGCGAATCTTGCGAATCAAGCCGCGCAGAATCAGGCCGCACAGTTTACAGCAGGCGCGGCTAACCAAGCGTCTCTGGCAAATCAGGCTGCGGCAATGCAAGCGCAAATTGCAAATCAGAATGCTCAGTTACAGAGTCAAAATTTTAACCTCGCGGCGCTTAACCAGCTTGGAAACTTTGGTATGCAACAGTTTGACATGGCTAACCAGATTAACCAGTCGGTTGCTCAACAAGGCGCATTAGAGCAAGCCGCGCAACAGGCCATCATCGATGCCGCAAGAGGCCAGTATGCTGGATTCGTCGGGTCACCACAGCAGGCACTACAGACGGCGTTAGGCGCGTTTGCTGGGTCACAGACAGGACAGCAGACGCAAACTACAAGCAGACAGCCAGGGCTGTTTGATTACTTGACGCTTGGCGCTCAAATATCTGACGTAAGGCTCAAGAAAAACGTCACGCCGATTGGTAAGGCACGCAACGGCCTGAATCTTTACGCGTGGGAGTGGAACGAGGCTGCAAATGCCGTAGGTCAGCATGGCAGCGGGGCAGGCGTCATTGCGCAGGAGGCGCAAGTCTTGAGGCCCGAGGCCGTAACGCGTGGGTCGGACGGATATCTCAGAGTTGACTACAACAAGGTGTTGGTATGAACCCGATAGAAATGATGGTAGCTGCACAGCAAGCGGCAGGAGCGCAACGCAATCCTAATGTGGGCCTTTTGCGATCTTTGCCGCAACCAGCAATGCAGGCAGGCGCAGGCATCATGGGGTCGTCTGCAGGCATCGACAGAGATTCTATGCTGAAAGATTATTTGAGAACGCAAGGCATTGATCCTGAAAAACTGACCCCAGAACAGCTGCAGTCATACTCCAAGGATTTTGGGGTGATGCAGGCGTTAAGCTCTGCGCCCGCTCGTGGACTGCAGAAGTTAGAGAAGGGCATTGATTCTATCCAAGGCCAGATTCAAAAGTTGCCTGAGAGAAAAGACCAATTAATAAACCTTTTTCAAATGATGGGTAAATAAATATGGGAGCGTCAGGCAACCAGAATGCAGTAATGCCCAACGTGCCTATGGGTCCAAACCCGGGCGCGTATGGCATGCAGTCGCAAATGACCACGCAGCCGCCACCACCGCCAGCGTCGCCTCCAGGTTTCGGCCAACGCTTTATGGGCATTTTGGAGGGCATTGGCGGCGGCATATCTGATTATTTAGACGATGACGAAAAGCGTGCGCGCTTAGTTTTAGCACTCAACTCTATGCGGTTGCAGCCTGATGCTGGGTTGGCTTCTGCGATGGGCAGACAACTTGAAACAGCGCAGCAAATGAGGCTGTTGAATGCTCAAGGCAATCGCACCGCTGCGGCAATTCGTCAAATTGGTGGACCAAATGCAGAACAATATGCAAAGGCTATTGAGGAAAATCCCGCATTTGCAAAAGAGTATTTTGCGGCGTTCATAAGAGAGGCTCAGGAGCCTACCTACAGGGTCATGTCAGGCAGTCAACTAAATCAAGCAATGCCGGGCGCAAATTTCGACCCATCGAGAATGTATAACGTGCCAGAAACAGATGGCGCTCTTGATCCGCGCAATCCAATAAAACAGGTGGGCGGCGGCGGTGTCACTATCAATAACCCTGCAGACAATACGGTACTACAAAATGCCGCAAATGAATCGCTGGTAGGTGCCATTGAACGCGGGGCCGGTGCACTACGGCAAAACATGTATTTAGATCAAGTAAGTGAGGTGTTCAAAGGGGGGATGGCGCAGGGTCCGCAAGCAGCGTTTATAGCTGATTTGAGAGAGCGCGCGGCGGTGATTGGGTTCCCAATAGATGAAAGTGAACTGAGTGATACGCAAAGACTAAGAGGCTTGACGGCAAAGCTTGTCAGTGAAGAGTTGAGGCTGAACAAAGGACCGCAGACAGATTTTGACGCCATGTATGCGCAAAGTTATAACCCAAACATTGGCCTCACGGCAGAAGCCAATCAAGCAATGATAAGGGATTATCGATCAATGAATGCCCTTGCTAAAACTATCGGGGAGGTGGCGTCAGGCAGAAAAATGACGTTTGCCGGTGAGGGCAATGATTTGCAGTTAAGTCAACGAGTCAACCAATATCGCACGACGCTCGGGTCAGCGGTGCGCATTGAGAACGACCCCAGTAATCCGGCTAATGATAAATATGCGCTCTTTAGCGACTTTGAAGAAACCCTCAGAGGGCAAGGCAAAACAGCCAAGCAAATTCTTGATGAGTGGGCAAAATTGCATGATGAGATGAGGCGAAAAGAGAGGGCGCAACGGTTCGGCTCATGACTGACGTAATTCAAATAATGCGAGAGCAAGGAAAGCTGGTATCAGGTGGTTCTGGCAGACCTTCATTCACTCCTCGGCCAGAAGAGCAGAGCCTTGGTTCCCCGGTCATGCAGGGGTTGCAAGACAATGGTCGAATTTACAGTACACCCTCTGGCCTTGTATTCGTCTCAGACACATTTTCGTCTATAGATCAGAACGAAATTGAAAAAATAATGCGGCGTCACCGGTCTAATATGCCGCGCAGTGCATTCCCAGAAGAAATCGAAGCGTTGCAGTCAATGCAGACTACAGGCGGCGCACTAGGCGCAACTGTTGAAAAGGCGTCTCAAGGTTTGCCATTTGTAGGAGAGTTCATTCCAGAACTTATTGGGGGCGCAAGTCCGGAGGCGCGCAGCAGAATGGAAACGCGCCAAAGAGTATTTGAGGAAGAAGAGCCAGCCTTAGCATTCGGCGCGCGGACTATCGGGTCTATGGCTCCGATGGCAATCCCAGGCGCAGGAGCGGCTTTAGGCTCTCCTGTCAATCCATTGGCGGCTGGTGCCAGAGGCGCTGCACTCACGGGCGCAGAGTCAGGCGTGTCAGGATTTGGCGCTGGTGAGGGCGATGTTGTAGAGCGCGGCATCCGGGGCGCGCAGGACGCCGCTATCGGTGCGACATTTGGCGGGTTGTTCAATTACCTGTCATCGCGGTTGCTGACTGGTTCTGGCGGTATAGGCGACTTACAAGAAGCTGCGAAAGACATTGCTAAAGAGTTGAATATATCAAATGGCGCGGCCTTGATCTTAACTCAAACCATACAGAGTGGCGGCAGTATTGAAGACGGCCTTACGCGAATCAGGCAGGCTGGTGACCAAGGAATGTTGGCAGACGCGGATTTGAGCATTGCGGCTTTGCTTGACACGGCTATCCAAATGGGCGGGGGAGACGCTCGAACGGTTGGCACAAAAACAGTGGCAAGAAGGTCTGCTGATCAAAGCAGGCAAATCGAGGGCGCGCTCGACCAAACTTTAGGACCGACGCCAAGGGGCGTGCGCACAATGCAAGAAGAGGCGTATGCGAGAACGGCAGACGCAAGAAGGCAAGCATACAATAAAGCCTACGACACGCCGATAGATTATGCCTCGCCAGCAGGCCAAAAATTAGAGGCAATCATCGAGCGTATCCCGGTCGAAACGGCAGAAAAAGCGATACGAAACGCCAACAGAGACATGTCGTTAGAGGGCATGCCGCGTGCCAGCCAAATAAAATTCACCGTAAATCAGGACGGATCAGTATCCTTGGCAGAACAGCCAAATGTAATGCAGTTAGATTACATCAAGCGCGCGTTACAAGAAGAGGCGTTCAACGACCTTGGTGTTTTGGACAAGCCCTTATTCAACAATTTCGCCAACGAGCTAAGGGATGCGCTAGGAGACTTAGTGCCGTCGTACAGAGATGCGTTGAAACTGGGCGGCGACACGATTAGAGAAGCCAAGGCCGCTGACTTAGGCAAAGTGATATTCAGAGCGTCAACGCCGCTAGAGGACGTATTATCCGCTATTGAGGGCGCTAGCCAGACTGAGCTAGAAACGCTAAAGCTCGGCGCAAGAGTAGGGTTTAGAGACGCTATGGAGAACGCGCGAGGCTTAATATCAAACAACGCAGATGATCCAGAAGCCATCGCCGCAGGCAGAAAATTTGTCAATGATTTAAGCTCCGCAATGAATCGTAGAAAATTAGGCGCATTGCTAGGAGAGGACAGTGATGAGTTCAGAATGCTCACGCAGCAGCTGGAGCAAAGCAGAATCGCTTTCAATCTAGATGCGAACATTGCGCAAAACAGCGCAACGGCAAGGCGCTTGTCAATCAAAGAAACCATAGACGAAGCCACCGCGCCGACGCCCTCGCAATCGGTGATGATGGGCAGGCCAGGGGAAGCCACGGCAGGCGTAATACAAAATATAAGTGGCGTCACTGACGGTGCAATTACAAAAGAACGCCAGGCCGCTTTAGGTGAGTTGGCACGAGTTCTTACGGGCGCTGACGGTTTGACGGGCGCAAGTGCAGAGCGGGCTTTAGCGTTGATTAACAAAAGGATTGCAGGAGCAACACTAGACGCGACTGAAAAGTCAGAGCTAGACATGCTAATTAGAGCGGCAGGCACGCCAGCTGTCTCAGAGTTGGTGACGATGTTAGGTAATCTATGAAGCTGAAACCGTTAAAAGACGACGAAATTGAAAGCATCGCAGCTACCGCGATAGAGGATGCGGTGGATTTTGTTGAGGCTGAGATAACCCCAGACCGAATCAAGGCGCAAGATTACTTTGATGGTAAAACGGAGTTAGGTTTTGAGGAGGGTCGATCCCGGGTCGTAGCCACAAAAGTGCGAGACAACATCCGCGCCATCAAGCCGTCGTTAATGCGCGTATTTATGAACACGGACAAGCCTGTAGAGTTTGTGCCAACCGGGCCAGAAGACATTGCGGCAGCAGAGCAAGCTACGCAATACATGCACTATAAATTCAACGAGTCTAACGGCTTCAAAATACTGTCAGATGTTTTTCAAGACGCGCTAGTCAAGAAAATTGGCGTAGTAAAGGTGTACTACGAGGATTACAGTGACACTGAGGTTTTTACATACAACGATCTGACAGACGATGAGTTTGCCCTAATTGCTCAAGACGACAACGTCCAGGTCTTAGAGCATAGCCGCGAGACTGTCATGATGGCAGACGAATTTGGCGTGCAAGTAGAGCAATCTAACCACTCGCTTAAAATCGCGCGTGTGCAGCCAAAGGGCAAGCTGTGCGTTGAGTCAGTGCCGCCAGAGGAGTTTTTTGTTGATCGTAATGCACGCGCTATTGATGACGCGTATTGCGTAGCGCATCGTCGTGAAATGCGCGTCAAAGACCTCATGGGAATGGGCTATGAGTTTGACGACGTTATAGATGAGGCAGGCACAGGCGAATCTGACACACTGTTAGAGGAAGAGGATTTTGCCCGCCGTGGATATTACAACGACTCTACTGATGACAATGTAAACGACCCAGCGATGCGCCCAATCCTAGTGACCGAGGCGTACATGCACATCGATGTATACGGCAATGGCTACCCTTTGCTGCATCGCGTTCTGTGCATTGGCGGCGGCTACAAGATGCTGGATTATATGCCGTGCGATGAGGTGCCGTTTGCCATCTTTGAGGTAGACCCAGAGCCACACTCATTTTTCGGTAGGTCGCAAGCCGACTTGATATTAAACGACCAAGACGTTTGCACCAGCATGATCCGAGGCATTCTCGATAACGTCGCGCTAACTAATAATCCGCGCCAACAGGTTATAGAAGACCTAGTCAACATGGATGACGTTCTCAACAATGAGGTTGGCGCAATAGTCAGAGTCAAGCAGGCGGGCGCTATACAAGACCTGGCCATCCCGTTCATTGCTGGTACGACGCTTCCGGCGCTGCAATATCTAGATGAGCAAGTGGACGCTAAAACCGGAGTATCCCGGGCGTCAATGGGCCTCAACCCAGACGCTTTGCAAAATACAACAGCAACCGCTGTGGCGGCGACAATGCAGGCTTCAGCGGGTCAGGTAGAGGTGATTGCCCGCAATCTAGCGGAAGGCGGGCTGAAGCGCATGTATGCGTTGATGCTTCAAGAGGTGGTTAAGAATACGCCGCGCGAGGAAATCATGAGGTTAGGCGGTCAATTCGTCCCGATAGACCCCCGGGTATGGAATACCAGCATGGACCTCTCAGTGAATGTTGGCCTTGGCACAGGCAAAGAAGATCAAAAGATGGCTTTGCTGCAACAAGCTCTGCAATTCCAAATGCAAATTATGCAGGGCTACGGGCCTCAAAACGGACTCGTTACGCTTACACAGATACGCAACACGCTCGCAGATATGCTTGCATTGGCAGGCATTCGCAACGCTGACCGGCACTTCACGCCCATGAATGCGGAAACTGAACAATTGCTATTGCAGCGTGCGCAACAAGCACAACAGGCGCAGGCACAGCAACAGGGCGACCCAGCGCAAATGCAGGCACAGGCAATCTTGCAGGCAGAGCAGCTGAAGGCGCAGGCGAAGGCGCAGACCGACATGGCTAAGTTGCAGCAAGACGGCCAGATAAAGATGGCAGAGATGGGCCTAGAGCAACAAAAGCTGGCGATGGGTGACGACTTAAAACGCGATCAAATGGATCAAGACCTATTAGTTGATGCCGCCAAGGTGCTAGGACAATATGGCACCCAGGTAGATGTCGCTTCAATAAAAGCGGCGCAGAATGCAAATCGCTAGCAGGGTGATATAATTGGACATTACAGTCCGGTCTAGCCGGGCAAAGGCGCTGCTCAATGATCCTACCTACAGTGACACTGTAGAGGAGCTAAAAGCAGAGCAAGTAGGGATTTTTCTCAACCAAGGCTCAACAGTCGAGGAGAGAGAATCGGCGCACGAAGTAATTCGTGCTTTGGCAAAAATAGAGGCGCGACTCAACTCCTATATTACGGACGAGAAGCTCCTCAAGAAGCAGAAGGATCAGCACCGTGGCAGAGGCAACGACTGAGCTAAACGCAAACGACATGGAAGCCGTAGCTAACACACTAATTGTGGAAGAAGCGGCACCGGAGGAAGAGTCGAAACAAACCCTCGATGAAGAGGATGTGGAAGACGAAACCCCAGAGGAAGACGCTCTAGATGAAGATGTTGAAGAGAGCGATGAAGAGGATGAAGCAGAGGAGGCTGAAGACGCCGGTCAGACTGAGGAACTTTATACTGTTAAGGTCGATGGATCAGAACAGGAAGTAACCCTCGACGACCTCAAGCGGTCATACAGCGGGCAGGCTTACATTCAAAAAGGAATGCAGGAGACGGCAGCGGTCAAGAAAGAGGCCGAGGGCGTTTACAATGCATTGCTACAAGAGCGGCAAAAGACGTCACAGCTTTTGCAGCAGCTTGAGGGTGGAGGATATGTACCGCCTCCCGTACCCCCAGACAGGGCACTCTTTGACAAAGACCCTATCGGGTATATGGGAGCGAAAGCTGACTACGACGAACAGTTACAACAATGGGGTTTGCAACAGCAGGCGATAAAGGATGCGCAGGAAGCGCAGGGCGCTCAAATGCAAGCCGCGCTAGAAATACATCTCAAAGACGAGATGGCAAAGCTAGTGCAACATGTACCTGAGTTTGGTGACGCTGAAAAAGCAACCACGATCAGAGACAACCTTGTTAAGTTCGGTCAATCAGAAGGCTTTAGTGCGGATGAGTTGGCTGGTCTAACTGACCACAGGCACATTTTGGTTTTGCGTAAAGCTATGCTGTACGACGAACTGCATTCTAAAAAGGATGCGGTGACGAAGAAGGCAGAGAAAGCAAAGCCGTTCGTAAAGGCCGGGGCCAAAAAATCCTCTAGCGCAGGCAAGGCAAAAGCGAGACAGAACGCTGCCGCTCGAATGAAAAAGTCAGGCTCCGTCGATGACGTAGCTAAATTTCTTTTGAGTTAAGAGGAATCTTAAAATGGGCGTTACAGCTAACACTAACGAAACTTACGACGTCACTACAATCCGAGAGGATTTGCAGGACGCCTTGGTTTCTATTTCACCGACTGAAACTCCGGTCATGTCAGCCATTGGCCGCAAGAACGTGAACAACACCTATTTCGAGTGGGGCGTTGTTGATTTAGCGGCGGCAGGAGATAACCGCGTTATTGAGGGCGAAGCTGCCCCGGGTAACGACGCTCCGACAAACGCAGTGCGTCAGGCAGGCTACACGCAGATTTCTGACAAGGTAGTCGAAGTATCCGACACAGCTAACTCTGTGAAGGGCGCGGCAGACGCACAGACAACCGCAAAGCAGATTGCGTACAAGCTCAAAGAGCTAAAGCGCGATATGGAAAAGATGCTTTGTGACAACGTCGCCGCATCAGCTGGCGCGTCTGGTACTGCAAGACAGACAGCTGGTCTGCCTGCATATCTGCGCACAAATGCTGATCGTGCCAGTGATGGTGCAGACGGCACTACGTCAGGCAGTGGCACGGCAGGCTTTATTAACGCCGCTGCGACTGATGGCACACAAAGAACTCTGACCGAGACTTTGTTTAAGTCTGTAATCGCAAACTGCTGGACTGCTGGCGCAGAGCCTAGCGTTGTGATTTGTGGGTCAGCGCAGAAGCAACTTATATCTGCGTTCACTGGCAACGCCACTAAGTTCAAGGACATCACGGACGGTAAGCTGACAACAGCTATCGACATTTATGTCTCAGACTTTGGGGAATTGCAGATTGTCCCATCTAGGCTCAGTCGAGCACGCGATGTTTTGGTACTTGATCCAAACTACGCGCGAGTTGCCTACCTGTCACCAACCTCTCAGAAAGAACTCGCACGAACTGGTCACGCAGAACGTCGATTGATTTCTGTGGAGTACGGACTCCAGGTTGACAACGAAGCAGCGCACGGCGTTGTAGCAGACGTCAGCTAAGAATTGGGGGCTATGCCCCCTTTTAAGCAAGTCGCGTTTAGGGGCTGGCAGGCAAATACTCCATTTGCCGCACAAGGTACGCGAATTGGTACAAGTCATGCGCTTGTGTCAGCCCCACCTTTTTATTTTTTGGTCGTATGGCTAGGGGATAGTTATGATCCGAGAAAAGATGCTTGTCGAGGATGGGAAGCTGCACATCTCAAAAGAACAGAACGTGACTGAGATGCTTGATGCCATACATAACGTTCGCGAGCACTTACCTGAATCCCACGGTGACGCCAAAGGTAGGTGGGTAGGAAGCATTCCCATGGTTTTGGCAGAGCAGTGGTGTAGAGAGAGCGGCGCGCAAATCGGTACGCAAGAGTATGCCGCTTACGTTAAGCGCAAGCTGTCTGACCCAGATTATAAAAAACTGGTTATTAAGGGTTACTAACCAGGGGGCTAAAAGTGGGTGGCAACCGTCTATTTGTACTTGGTTATGGACACATACGTCTATACATGGTCAATCGGTAGCAGAACGCGCTTACAGCCATACCGACTGTGCCGTTACAAAGAGTTGTACAGCACATCTGAACAAACCTATACGTGGTATTTGCCGTGGCCTCATTCTCGATGTAGCCCCTATGTGATTTACGAGGTGCACGATGATTGACCCGATTACAGCAGTGGCAGCGGCCACAAAAGCCTACGCTGGCGTCAAAGCATTCATTGAGGCTGGTAAGTCTATTGAGGACACATTCCAAGTAGTGGCTAGGTGGCAGGGCCACGCCAGTGACGTTCTTTACGCAAGCCAAAGACAAAAAAAGCGCACCAACCCATTCAAGCAAGTAGTATTCGCTCAGTCTGTTGAGGCTGAAGCCAGCGCACTTTTTGCCCACAGGAAATCCATTGATCGGCAGCGAGCCGAGATTATCCAACTTCTGCGCTACGCGTATGGCAACGAAGGCGTAGAGGAATATCGCAGATGCATGAAAGAGGTCCAGGCGCAGCGCGAAAGGGAGGTTTACGCGCAACAAGAAGCAAAAGACGCGGCAGTCAAGGCAACGTGGATTGCAGTCTTAGTGGGCATAGCGGGGTACTTAATTAGCATAATTGTAAAAGCGGTAATGAATCGTGGTGCGTGAAGGATTATTTGTGTGACCTCAAACGTCAATGTTAAGGTGATATACGTTCGACAACTACGCTATAGGAGCGCCGTCATGAAATACGCACTTGCATTGCTGTTCTCACTCTTCCCAATTTCCCTGTGTGCACAAACAGTTATTTACTATGAAGACGGCTCTGTGTACACGCTGCAGCCAAATGAAAACATTTACGTAGAAACCGCGCGCAAAATGTTTACCAAAAAAGGATATAAAAATGGTAACGAGTATTTCACGTTCACTGAGCCAAGCGACAAGGTAGACTATCAGCCAGAACCATACGATGGATTAGAGCCGGGTTCACCAGAGTGGTGTGAAGCTTACGCCCCATTTCTGCACGCATATGGGTATACTTTTGACGACCAATTGTATATTCGCAGTTGCGGAGGCTAGGGGCGCAACATGGGAGAAGACATGAAACAGGTGGTAGATACGTTTAGCGTAGCGACGGCGGTCGGCACAATTTTAGAAACACTACCGCCTCTTGCCGCGCTTTTTACGATCATTTGGACGGCCATCCGAATATGGGAAACTGATACCGTTCAGGATGCATTCCAGAGAAAACGCAAACGAGACGCTAAAGGCCGTTTTATGTCTGAGGATGATGAATAATGTTGCAGGCGTTGATCGGCCCCGTAAGCGGGCTCCTAGATAAATTCATCCCTGATGCAGACGAGAAAGCGAGGCTTGCACATGAAATTGCAACAATGTCTGAGCGCCATGCGCAAGAACTTGCTAAAGGTCAGCTGGAAATCAACAAAGCTGAAGCTGCGCACAAGTCGCTATTTGTCGCTGGTTGGAGGCCATTTGTTGGGTGGACTTGCGGTGTCGCTTTGGCTTGGCATTTTGTCGGCCAGCCTCTTGTTGTTTTTGGCATTGCGGTGGCTGGCGTACAAACCCCTGAGTTACCTGTATTTGAAATGGAAAGCCTACTCACGGTTCTTCTCGGAATGCTCGGTCTTGGTGGTCTACGAACCTTTGAAAAAACCAAAAGCATAGCGCGAGAGAAATGACACCGGAGCAGTTAAATGCCTGGCGAATTATTCCACGGCTGTTAATGTTCGCCATGATTTTTATGACGTATCGAACCGTTGAATGGTTTATGTCATTGCCCGATCCCAACCCTGAGCAAGCGGCTCTAGTGTCAGTTATGACCGGCGCGTTAACCGGGTCGTTTGCCGTTTTTCTCGGCAAGAAGGAGTGAGCTACTTCAGCGACAAAGAACTGCGCTGCCAGTGCGGTTGTGATGAGCTAGTTTTTGACCCAGCAGTCAGATCATATCTAAACGCTATTCGTGAAGAATTAGGCTTTCCGCTACCAATAACGTCTGGGTACAGATGTGAGTTACATCCCATAGAGGCGCGTAAAGAGCGTCCCGGGGCGCACACGACCGGCAAAGCCGTAGATATAGGTGTAAGCCGTGAACAGGCTCACAAGCTCATACAAACAGCCATAAAGCATGGTTGCCCGCGTATTGGTGTAAATCAGAAGGGTAACGGCAGATTCATACACCTGGATTGGGACACTGATCGACCGCATCCGACTGTCTGGTCGTACTGATGGAGGAATGCGCCCCTAACCAGGTGGAGTCGGCCCTCGATGGCGTTTGGGAGATTCTGGCCCTACATCCTTGGGATTTAATCTACCTGTCCATTCCAATGAGTATTCTGGCGTTCTACGTTCTGTCTATCTACGCCGCCTTTAAGTGGCTGCAGAAAAAGTATTCCTAGAGGTTGGAGGACCTCGGGGGCGTAAGCCCCCTTTTTTTGCCCAAATCAAGGGGCGAAATAAATCCATTTAATTACCCCCAAACTGTTGCACCGCACTCCTATTGTGTTAATATATACGTGTTGAGTTAATTAATACACGTATGGAGATATGACATGAAGGTAGTTATTAAAGAGAACGCTAAATATCAAATCACCTTTGAGTGGGTGCGTGAAAGCCGCGAAGTCACTACTGAGTGGCTGTCTGCAAAAGACGCGAGAAACCTGATTGATCTTTGCAATGCCAACCCGATCAGAATTGGGGACATAAAGGAGAAGGCCGCGTAAGCGGCCCTTATCAGGGAGAAAACAAAATGAGCAATTACACCGACCTCGAGCTAAAAGTTTTTGAGAACATTCGCCGCCAGCTACACGACGGCAATGAAATGATCGACCATCTGATGCTGATTGACTTTGATGACGATCCCAAAGAGATGCGCGGCGCTATTGCATCGTTGGTTAAGAAAATGGCGATCGACATCGATTATGACTACGGTTCCCGCATCAACGGAACCATGCACTATCCCGTCACCGTTTGGGATGAAAAAATGATTGAGGCCGCGTAAGCGGCCCCAGCCAAGGGAAGACAATAGAATGGGACTGCATGATTATCACGTTATAGAGTGGACGCACAAGGCAGTACACGGCGGCATGATGGTATGTTCACACCCTGCCTACTCGGACAGCCGGAATTGCACGGTACGCGCCTTGCGCGATGCCCTGGGCATTCACCTGATTACTGCATATGTGCTTATGCTCAAGCAGGGACGCCAACACGGTCGCGGTCTGCAGCCCCGAGTGACCGCTCAATATTACCGCAACATCGCCGGCGAGTTGGGGTACAGCTATAACAAGCTCAGTGGTCGTGACGCACAACGTGATTACGGTCGCACTATCGTCACAGCACAGCGTTCATTGTCCTCACACCAGCGCGTCGTGTTTGGCGTTCGAGGCCATGTGGTTGGTTTCTACAACGGCACCACTACCGACTGGGCTGACAACCGCCGACATCGCGTCAAGTCGGCGCACATCTTCAAGCAGGCCGCGTAAGCGGCCTTTACTCAAAACGTGACGCGTAAAGCGACAGGTTAACCAAAGCGGGTTGCACGATTATCCTGCTGCGTTTACACTGGCCAATGTTCTACGTGGAACTAAGGGGAAATTATGAAAGTGTTAATCAAGATAGAGGTAGGCTCTACCGGGCAAGCAAAGGCGTTTGACGCCGACATGTCAGAGATGCGCGTTGACGCGCGTTGTGAGGAAGAACTGGCATTTAGCCGTTACTTTTTAGGTGCGCACATCGCTGACGTTGTAGATGAGACGACTGCGCTCTTGGAGGTCGATCACGGTGACATCGCAATGTTGTATGACCGCATCGAGCACACCCAGCATTACGAGGCGCATGGCATAAAGTTCACTGCCAAAGGTGTTGAGATAGCGCGTGTTCATAAAGCGACCTGGATGGGTTACAAAATTCAGAACGCGATGGATGTTGCGGATCATTTTGAGGAGTATGAGTTGTCATGAGCAATATGGGTACATATCTGTTAGACATCGAGCTAGGTTACGAAGAAATGCCAGATTCATGGAAGGCGCAGCGCGAAGAGCAGTCCGGTATTGCAATCGTGCGCCCTACTTTAGACTGCAATGGTACTGCGTTGCAGGGCAGCATTGAGTCAAGCCTAGACGAGTTGGTTGGTGCGTTCGGACAGTGCGCGTGGACTAGCAACGACCCAGAAAGCAAGGTGTCGCACTGCTGGGAAATCACTTTCCGTCATACTGACAAGGGTTGCGTGCGGGCAACGATTTACGATTGGAAGCAACATGATGGCGGGTCGCGTGTTAACAGTAACGCGACAATGTCATATAATGTCGGTGGCGATAGTCAATGTGCGGTTGACTGCGTTTTGGAGTGGTTGTCAAAAAGGGGAAAAACAAATGAGCGTACCAGCTGGAATTAAAACAATGTTGGCGTCGATTGGTATTGATGCTGACGCGGAGAGAAGCCTACCTAAGTCAGCACAGTCGTGCTGGGAAGTGCGCCCGGGAGTATGGGCGATTAAGCACAAAGCCATTGAGCGTCTTGCAGAGCATCACAACATTCAGTTTTCAGAGCCCGCGCAAGTCCATGCAGACATGGCGACCGGCTCAGTAGCGTTTTACGTGACCGGGACTATGGGCGATGGTGGGCGCAGCGAATGGTCATTCGGTGAGGCGTCACCCGCCAACATCAAGGCACAGTATCCTTTTGCAATGGCTGAGAAGCGGGCCAAGGACCGCGTTGTACTCAAGCTGTTAGATGTGCATGGAGATGCATATACAGAAGAGGAGGCTGACGATTTTGTTAACCGAGAGTGGACGATCCTCTACAAAACTTTGCGCCGCATGATGGCAAGTGACGACGATGGCTTAACCTTCCTTTCGTGGCGCAAGGATGTAACTGATGAAGAGTATATCCAGGCATTTAACTGCGCGCCTAAGAGCAAGAAAACAGCATTTAAGGATGCGTGTCGCACGCTAGAGGCTAAGGGTGTTAAGATGGCGCAGGATTTACGTCAAAGGTTTGAATCACTGGTCGACAAGCGCGATACGTTAGGCGCTACACAAGCGTGGGATGAAATGCCGCAGTGGTTACAAGTTGACGCTGCAAATGGTTTGTCTCCAGAGCGCCTAAGCAAGTGGAACGAAATTCAAGAGGAAATGGAGCAATGAAAGTAAAAATTGTTTTCGATGTTGACGCGGGGGCGCGGCGCGACATCAATAATTATTTTGGTAGGGAGGGCAGGGCTTCACACGCTGAAGTTGCATCTTTTATTGAACTGCAGACTAAGGCGCTGTTTGAGTCCATAGCTCAAGACGATCACATTGAATACGATAGCGCTAGCGGCATCTTATATATGGGCGGGGGTAAAGAATGAAACGCGGCATAAACAAAGTGATGCTAGTTGGCAATGTGGGCAACGACCCTGAGTTTCGGACAATGCCTTCTGGTGCATCAGTCACAAATGTAAGTATAGCTACAAGTGAGTCGTGGAAAGATAAAAAGACAGGCGAAGACGCAGAGCGCACAGAGTGGCACAAATGCGTATTTTTCGGGCCTATTGCTGACGTAGTCAAAAACCTCGCTCACAAAGGCGCAAAGATGTACGTCGAGGGCTCTCTGCGCACACGGTCATGGGAAGGCAAGGACGGACAAAAGCGTTACACAACTGAAATCATTTGCACTGAAATGCAGTTGTTAGACGGCAAATCGAATGAGCCAAAAACTGATTACAAGTCGGTAGCGGCAGAGCAAGGAAAACCACAAGAGATAGGAGTGCTTGAAGATGACATCCCGTTTTAACCCCGGTTTAAGTGTGCGTTACGCGCAGGCTAAAAACCGCGTGAGCAACAGAGAATTAGCGAAGCACATGGACGTTGCACCGATCCAGGTATCGCGTTGGCGCGTGGCAACAGATATGAGGTTGAGCAGGCTGGAAAGCCTTGCCACCTTTTTCGGTCTATCAATCACTGAGTTTTTGGAGCTAGGCACACAGAGTAGTCAGACGGCTATGTTGCCGAGCGGAGAGGTTGTAGAGATTGCTTACAGCACGCCAGAGTCAGAGCAGCCGGTTGTGTCAGTTAGTGAGAATCAGGTCGTAGTTAACGTGTAGAAATTAAAACCCCCCTGGTGGGTTGCGGCACGCAGGGGGGGAACTACTTTTAGGAGTGCCATCGCTTCAAAGGGGATATGAAGCTCTGGCACATCGATTTTATCGAAGCCTAAGCGGAACCGCAAACAATCCTCAGAGACTGTTGGGCGGTAGGCCGAGGAACAAAATAACCTCGGAGCGGAGTTGACCCTCTCTATGCACGCCCCCGAATGCTGAGAGCAAGTAGTCGGGACAGACGTCAAGATTCGATACAGCAGTCGTCGCTCGTTATCTTTTCACGTATAGTGTGTAACAGCACGGGCGTAGCTGTGCACAGTAAAAGGGGAAAATATATGACGCGTAAGCAAAAGTGGTGGCAGTGGCACAAACAAAATCCTCATGTTTACGAACTGTTCGTTAAGTTCACTTTTCAAGCTATTAAGCGAGGACACAAGCGTTGTAGTGCTTGGTTAATAGTTAACAGAATTCGCTGGGAAACAACAATTGAGACGTCAGGCAGCGACTTTAAGATTAGCAACGATTTCATTGCATACTACGCGCGCTTATTTCATGCGCATTACCCAGAGCATGAAGGATTTTTCAAAATTAAAAAAATGAAGGATGAGTGATGAAGACAAAAGACGACAAAGATTGGCAACCGTCGGATGAGCAACTGTCTCAATGGCAGCACGCGTATCGAGAAGTTGATGTGTTCACTGAGCTAGACGCGATGGCCTGCTGGTTAGACGCTAACCCGTCGAGGCGTAAGACAAAGCGCGGTATGCCTAGATTTGTAAACTTGTGGTTGAGTCGTGCTAACAAGATGGGCGGTAGTCCAGACCACCTCAAGAGAGAGGTGAAACCAGGCGATCCCATGCCGGTCAGACAATGGACAATGCTGGATATGCTGACACATAACTTTATGGATTGCCCGCAAGTGGCTAAAAAGTGGTTAGCCGCGCATGGTCAATATGTAGACTCTAAGGGGGTGCGTCATGTCAGCTGAAACTTGGTCAATCAAAAATGCAGACCAACGCAAAGCATTGATCGATTTTATAAACCAGAATGCTGACTCTGAGGTGACCTTTTCGATTACCCGGGGCCAACGAACTAACAAGCAAAATAATGCGCTGCACGCTTATCTCCGTGACGTTTCAGAGCAAATGTGCGCTAGGGGTATGGACATGCGTGAGGTGCTAAAGCCAACGGTCGAAATCACACCTACGATGCAAATCGTCAAAGACTACATGTGGAAACCAATTCAAGAAAAGGTGCTGGATAAAGCATCCACAGCTGATCTGACGACGCAAGAGGTTGATATGGTTTACCAAGTAATCTCAAAGCACTTAGCGGAGAAGTTTGACATTGTCGTGCCATTTGGAAGAAGCACATGGGAGTAAAAATAACGCCCGCCGATACAGCATTTGCGAAATGCGTAAAAGAGCGTGCTGGTTGGGCATGTGAGCGATGCGGCACAAAGTATCCAGAAGGCCACAGAGGACTGCACTGTAGCCACGGGATAGGCCGAGGAACCTGGGCAACTAGATTCATGGGCCTTAACGCGATTAGCGCCTGTTACGGTTGCCATCAGCTTGAAGGCGGCAATTGGATGCAACGGATGCTTTCAGAGTTTGAGAGAGAGCGTATCAGAGAGGTTGCCAATGACATCCCGGCAGGCAAGAGCGCACGGAAAACTAAGGGGAAAGGCGACATAGCGAAGCATTACAAAGAGCAGTTAGACCTGATGCGTCAGCTGCGGGAGTGTGGGGCTACAGGCCGTATAGAGTTTGAGGATTACTTTTAGGAGAAGCATATGCAGTGTAGTTGCGGCGGTGTTATGGTCGAGCGACAAGAAACAAAAGACAAAATTGTCGTGACAAAATACGAAAGATGTGTGTCATGTGGCCGCGTCTACATTCGTTGGAGAAAATCAGACGGGGGTAAAAATGCACGTGGGGCGTAAACGATATTACTATAGGGGTATATGTGGGCGCGTCGTAGATGGCGACACTCTGCATGCGCGGCTGGACCTTGGATTTGGTTGTTGGAAACAAGAGACGATCAGGTTGTACGGCATAGACACGCCAGAAAAAAGAATGGTTCCCGGCGGCACTGAAGACCTAAAGGCGTTGGGCGTGTTAGCGACAGAGTTCGTGCGGAGGTTAATCCCGCAAAACGGAGAAATCTTTGTCGAGACGCACATAGACAGAGGCAAGTACGGCAGAACGCTTGGCGAAATATGGGTAGGGGATAACGAAAAAAGCATCAACGAAATGTTAGAAGACGAGCGCCTGGCTGTGCCATATTGGAATACAAGCCGTGCTGACATTTTGGAGCAACATCTTAACAACGTGGAGTATCACCGTAGTTTGAATAACCTGTAACGTAACAGCTAAGGGGAGATGTTATGAGAGAGGTATTACTGATAGCTGGGTTTGCAATTGCATATTCACTGACCAGCACTGGAGACTATTGGGACGAACGAAGGGACGCTGTTCACTATTGCGCGATGGTCGACACTTGGATTCGATTCCAAGGCACACGAGGACACCCTAATTACGAAGATAGGGATTGCAGCTGGTACGAGGCGACCAAGCCATGAGAACGCGTAAAGCAACGGCACCAGAACGCTTTGCCGAACTCGAAAAACTAGGAATGACAACATTAACGTCTCCAATGATACAGGAGGCGTTAGGAATTTCTAAGCAAGAGGCGTTAGCGGTTATTGTGTATGGCACCTCAGTGGATAAAATACGGTTATCTAAACGAGTCAACAGCCATGAGGCAGCGTTTACCGAATACGAACTAAGCTCGTGGCGGCAGAAGTGGATTACGAAGCCCTGGGGTGTGGCAAATGTATCAAGAGATCGTGATCGAATGGCACCCGATTGAAACACTCCCAAAGACGGAAGGGACGTATCTCATTGCGTTCGACGATGAGAGCGTAGAAACGTATCCTGTAAGCCAGGCAGATATTGACAGCGGCACAATCAAAGCGGGTTTCAGTAAAGGCTTGTATTGGGCCTACCCGCTCGACGCACCTGAGTAGCCGCAATGCATACTAATCTTTTAGAGGTGCTGGCAAATGCGATCATGAGCCGGGATGCGCAAGACGACATCATTGACGCTATTAGAAGCGCCGATGCAAAGGCTCGGGCAGCAAAGTCTGATGTCTACGTCATGGCAGACCTATCTTGCTGTTTGCCAGGAGAGGCTACAGGTGAACCATTAGAGATTATTCGATATATCTCAGATGATGTTTCTGACGAATAGTTTGGTATCCTTGGCGCATGGACGAAGTCAACAAAGGCGGGCGACCGCGTACAACTCTTACTCCAGAGCAAATTGAAGAGGTGGAAAAGCTAGCTGCAGTCCTAAATCAGACTCAGCTATGCGACTTCATTGGTGTGCCAGCGCGCACGTTTCGAGAAATCATGGCTCGTGATGAAGAGGTTTCTGCCGCTTATAAAAGAGGATGTGCAAAAGCTGTTAGCTCTGTCGCGCAGTCTTTGTTGCAAAGCGCCAGAGACGGAAACATTACTGCGCAAATCTTTTATTTGAAAACCCGAGGCGGCTGGAAGGAAACAGCGCCTGACCCAGTAGAAGCGCCGCCTACACGCATTGAGCTAACTGCAAAGCTGCCAGATCACGAGCACTATGTAGATGACGACGAACCCGAATACCAAAACCATTGAGTTGCCGCCAAAGCTGGTTGACCTGTTCAACGGTGAGGCGAGGTATCGAGTTGCGTACGGTGGCCGGGGATCAGGAAAATCGAGGTCGTTCGCAACAATGGCTGCTGTGCGCGGGTACATCTGGGGCCAGGAGGGTAGGCAGGGACAGATACTTTGCGCCCGCGAATACATGAACAGTTTGGCCGAATCTAGCTTCACGGAGATTGAGGGGGCGATTCGGGCCTATGACTGGCTGGAAGATTATTACGAGATTGGCGAGCGTTATATTCGCTCTCGGGACCGCAACATCGAATTCACATTTAGCGGTCTACGGCGTAATCTGGATAGTATTAAATCTAAGTCTCGTATTCTCCTCTGTTGGATTGATGAGGCAGAAACGGTCAGCAGGGAAGCGTACGACAAGTTAATTCCTACAGTGCGTGAAGAGGACTCTGAGGTATGGGTGAGCTATAACCCAGAGTCTAGCCAGTCGGCTACGCATCAAAGGTTCCGCGACACGCCGCCACAGCATTGCAAGATTGCCGAAATCAATTGGCGAGATAACCCGTACTTCCCGGTTGTTCTCGAAAGAGAGCGCCGCCAAGACCTCAAACTGCGTCCAGAAACCTACGACCATATTTGGGAAGGCGGCTTCCTGACCTATCGAGAGGGCGCGTATTACGCGGTAGAGATGGCCGAGGCGCGTGATGAGGAGCGTATTTCTAATGTGCCATACGACCGCAATGTCGGCGTCGTAACGGCGTGGGACTTGGGAATGGACGACAGCACTGCTATTTGGTTTGCACAATACGTTGGTAAGGAAGTGCGCCTCATCGATTATTACGAAGCTAGTGGCTACGCCTTAGATCATTACGCAAAGGTGCTGCAGGAAAAGGGTTATCACTATCAGTCACATATTTTGCCGCATGACGTTAGGGTCAAAGAGCTAGGCACGGGTAAGTCACGCTACGAGGTATTGCAGTCGCTTGGTCTTTTTAACATAGAGATATGCCCCATGATGGGCATCGAGGACGGCATACAGCAAGTGCGCTCTACTATCCCCATGGCCTGGTTCGACAAGGAAAAGTGCGACCGGGGCATCAATGCGTTGATGAACTACCGCCGCGATTGGGATGACGTCGGCAAGGCATGGCGCGGCAAACCTAAGCACGATTGGTCGTCACACGGAGCCGATGCTATGAGATACTTGGCCGTCGGTTATCGCCCTGTATCGTCAAGTTGGGGCGAGCCTATACGAAGGAACATTCAGGGACTGGCTTAATGTCTGTTATGGGATTGCTTAGTGACGTTGCGATGCGCCTTGTGCGTCAGGGTTATCCAGAGTCGGTAGCTGAGAGAATCGCTTCTGGTGAGTTACCGATGGACACTGCAAGCCGTATGCAGCGGGCTAGGCAGCTGGGTTTTGATCCCGATGATGTCCAGTATCACGGAACGTCTGCGGATTTTACTGAGTTTAGGCCGAGCGAATTCGGCAATGTTGGCCCCGGGGTTTACATGTCACGTAATCCCGATGTCGCGTCAAGTTATGCTAGCCCGGCAAGGGAGGGTATGCGAGAAGGCGCGCAAGTGATGCCGTTGCTGACGCGCGGCGAGACTATCATCGACAAGGACTATTTTGCGCAGAATCCTGATACCCGCCTGTCGGAGATGGCAGACCTAAATGCCAGGCTGAGAGAGCAAGGCATAACGAACATCCAAGAGGCTCCTAGTGCGCCTGACAGAGCGGTATTTGATCCTAGAGACATACGGTCGCTGTTTAGCGGCGCATTTGACCCAGAATACACCGGACCCAACATACTAGGCGCTACAGCAACGACAGCTGGCGCACTAGGGCTATTGGCGGCACCGGAAGAGGCAGAGGCAGGGTTCATAACTCGTGGCGGTAGAGGTTTGTTAGAGGCATTCCACGGCTCCCCTCACAAGTTCGATAAGTTCTCAATGGATCAGATCGGCACTGGCGAGGGCGCTCAGGCTTATGGGCATGGGTTGTACTTTGCTGACAACGTGGATGTGGCGAGGGAGTACAGGGACAATCTGAAGGATTGGGATTCTGTATTTGAGATGAACAATCGGCTCGCTGAATTGCAATCTGAAATCGATGGCGCAAGCGGCGCAAAGCTCAAAAAGCTGGTCAGTGAATATGAGCAAGTTGCTGAAGCAAGAGAGCTTGTAATGAACGATCCCGGTGCCCTCTACCGCACCGAGATAGACGTAACCCCCGAGTCCCTGCTGGATTGGGACAAGCCGCTGAGTGAGCAACCAAATGCTCTCAGGGCGTTTCAGGAAATTTATTCAGATGAGGCGATGCGCCTCGACCCAGAAATACTAGGGCCGCTGTACTCCAATCCCGCTGATGTGGATATGGCAACGCTTGGCTTGTTTGATAAGAGCAAAGGCGCTCAGGCGTACAACACTATCAAAGACATGAATTATGTTCGCGGTGCGCCCGCCATGTCAGAGAAGCTGCGCGAAAAGGGCATCCAAGGCATCAAGTACCTCGACGGTGACAGCCGCGCCGTGGGCGATGGCACAAGCAACTACGTCATTTTTGACGACAGCTTGATTAACATTGCAGAACGAGGTGTTGCTGACCCTCGATTGCTTGGCGGCACGGCGCTGGGCACTGCGGGGATTTTGGGAGCGATAGCGGCAGGCGACCGAGATAACACGGCAATGGCCGTGTCTCCACGTAGTGACACGCTACAGGGCATCACGATGGGGCTACGGGACGTAGAGCGCAGGCTTGAAGGCAGTCCAGCGTCGTTGTTGTTCCCCGAAGGTGTTGTAAATTATCTGGAAACGGTAAACAGGCCATATGAAGACCCAACTGCGTTGACGCGGGCTATGGCGCTGCTAGATTTCCTATAAAGCTATGGAAAAAGGTATAATCGGGCGATGAAGCCAGCCAAAGGCAAGGCAAGAGTTAAGAAAACGTCAACTGGCAAGAAGGTCAGTTACGGCTTGAAGGGTGCAAAGGTAAAGCCCGGGACGAAGAAGGGCGACAGTTATTGCGCGCGCAGCCTTGGGATAAAGAAGCGCCTATCAAAGAAAAAACAAAACGACCCGAATACGCCAAATAACCTGTCACGTAAACGCTGGAAATGTTCCGGCGCGAAGTCAAGGAGAAAGTGATGCCGAAAGGTGTTAAGCACTACTTCAAAGACGGCACTGAACACAAAGGCGGGATGCACAAGATGCCTAACGGCGAAATGCATTCTGGCGCACGGCACAACAGCAACAGTAAACCGCTTGTGCATTTTGGCAAGCTATCTAAGTCAGCGAAAGCGAAAGCTAGAAAGGGGTGGAGATGATGCCAGGTACTCACAAAGGTAAGAAGAAGAAAAAAGGTAAGGGAAAAGGCTATGGCAAGTAAACGCGGTCTATATGCCAACATTCAAGCCAAACGCCGACGAATAAAGGCGCAGAAGGCGCGTGGAGAAACGCCAGAGCGAATGAGGAAGCCTGGCACGAAAGGCGCGCCTACCGCAGCAGCGTTTAAGGCGGCGGCAAAAACTGCTAAAAAGCCAAAAAAACGCAAGAAGAGGTAGCCTATGGCGCTCGCAACGTACAGCGATCTCAAAACGTCTATCGCAGACTTCTTGAACCGCGATGACCTGACTGCCGTCATTCCTGACTTCATTAAGCTAGCAGAGGCGCAGTTTAAGCGGGAGATACGGCACTACAAAATGATGCAACGGTCAGAGGGCGAGGTTGACACCCGGCACTCTGAGTTTCCTGCTGACTTTTTAGAATCCATAAGATTCCATCATAACGACGACAAAAGCACAGCCATTGACTTGGTTAGCCTGTCAGACATGTTGCGTTATCGGAACGAGAACAGCACCACAGGCAAGCCGCGATATTATGCGATCAGTGGTGATACGTTTGAGGTATACCCGACGCCTGACACGACATATTCGACAGAGTTGTTGTATTACCAGGACATTCCGT